CCTTTGTAACTTATTCTTTACATGCTATAATTACCGCCAAATAGAGTAAATGAAGCCTGAAAAGAATATCAAAAAAACTTCTGCATACTTCCGTCCTAACATTTTGGAAAGTGAGGTTATCGGCTTTATCCAAAAGAACCTCGGAGGTGAGCGAGAAGTCTATTTTAGTTACGGATTAGCGGACCTAGTGATCAACCAGACGATCATAGAAGCTAAGAAATGGGATAATTGGAAGGAACTCCTTGGACAGATGCTGGTCCATAAGTTCGTAAACCCCGACAGACCGATCCGGGGAGTCATCTTTTGCAGAGATCGGACGTTTCCACCCTATAACAAATCCTTTGTTGAGACAATTTTCGAAAATTTTGGCTTCAAGATTTGGGTGGTGACCGATGAATTCATCCGAAAACGCCTTTCAAGCCGTACTAAGAAAGATCCAAAGCGATCCTCTATGGCACTTCCAGAAGTTTAAGATCGAAAGGTTCGGTTCCGGAGATTTAATCCCATTCGAACTGAACAACGTCCAAAGAATCCTGCATTTTAAGTGTGAAAAACAAAGAAAAGAGACCGGATTTGTCCGTCAGGTAGTCCTCAAACCCAGACGATCAGGACTATCCACCTACTGTCTAGCCAGATTCTTCCGATCAGCCTTGATCGGGCAGAATATGAGGGTTGCAATTGTAGCCCACGACGAACCAACGACAGTGACCCTCTTTAATATGGTGAGGTTGATGCTCAAGCATTACCCGGCACCATTGAGGCCGAAGGAAGGCTACTCTGGTAAACGAGAACTTTCTTTTTCAGACTTAAACGTCCGTTTCCGACTAGGCACAGCAGGGGGAACCGACATCGTCGGGGACCAGATCAGGCACCTCCACTGCTCGGAAGTATCCCGATGGGGAGAGAATGCCTTTGATTATGCTGGTGCCCTCCTTAGAAACGTAGCGATTGCCGAAGGTACAGAGGTTCTGGTCGAATCCACCGCACGAGGAATGGGTGGCTACTTTTATCAGTCCTACTGGTCAGCAGCAAACGGAGAGAGTAAGGGTGGGTGGGAAAGTAGCTTCTTCCCTTGGTACGTTTTTAACGACTATCAGCTACCCTTCGACTCCGAGACGGAAAGGGAAGAGTTTAGAGCCTCTATCGGCAAAGAACCCCGGTACGGCTCAGAAGAGGAAGAGAGGCTACTGGAAGAAAGCATTACCTACGACTTAGGCGATGCAGGTATCGAAACTTTCGAGGTCTCACTAGAGCATCTGAAGTGGAGACGATTATCGATTGATGTGAACTGCCAAGGTTCACTCGATCAATTCCATCAGGACTATCCCACATCAGACAGGGAGGCATTCCTAGCCTCGGGACGGATGGTCTTTGATCGGAACGTACTGGAGAGAATACGACAACGAATCTCGACAGAACAGAAACCAGAAGTCTACACACTACCTACGAATCGATACAACCAGACAGCTAACCAGAACCCGATCTACGCACTAGAGCCGCACGATAACGGTGAACTTCATATCTTCCGACACCCGATAGAGAACCGGGAATACCGGATCGGGGCAGACGTAGCGGAAGGGATCGAAATAAATGACCGAGACACGGATTGGTCGGTTGCCGTTGTTTTAGACGCTCTAACTATGGAACAGGTGGCTCATTTAAGAGTCAAAACAGATCCGGACCAACTGGCTTGGAAACTTGTTTCCCTTGGACAGTACTACAACGAAGCCTTGATGGTGGTGGAACGCAACAACCACGGTCTAGTCACCCTCCGGGCCTTACTCGACAAACATAACTACTCAAACCTTTATAACGAAGTACGACTAGACGAGAGAGGACAAAAGCGCACGAAGCGAGTCGGTTTCCTAACCACGGTCAAGTCACGACCCCAGTTGGTGGACACGATTCGAGAGTTGTTGCGTAACGAAGATGTCCTGATCCGAGATCGTACCCTAGTTGATGAGATGATGACCTTTGTTACTCTCCCGAACGGCAAAGAGGCAGCAAACACAGGTGCCCATGATGACTGTGTGATGGCTCTAGGGTTAGCTTGCTGGGGAGCAGTGATTCGTCCCTCGATGACAAACTATGCGATTGAACGACCTCTACCGAGAAGACACGAATACCGGAATTTTTCCTATGTCTAATACAAGAGTCTTTGAAAGCTGGAGGGAGATGATCACGAGAAAGCAGGAAGAAGAAGAGCACGAAAGCTTCGAACTGCAGGATCTGCACGAACAGGTCGGTGATTATCTTTTGGAATACTTAGAGGAACTGGAGGGAGACCTTGGCTGAATACAATCCGACTGAAGAAGTACCTAACGGGGAACCGGATCAGCTAGAAGACGGTCTAGCCACCCTGATTCGTAATAAGTACGAAGATGCTCGTGACTATCGGACAGCTATTGAGACGGATCGGTGGTTACCTGCAGAAGATGCTTACAACGGGATCTATGTAGACACTTTGACAAAGCATTCCGGGGCATCACCTCCGTATATGAACCTGACCCGTCGAGAGGTGACCAGTGCTCATATAAAAATCAACGGGATGCTCTTCCAGAACAACAAGATCCCGTTCACGATTAAACCGTCTAGACAGCCGAGGTTTGTTCCTGCCGATATACACCAGATGGCAGAGCAAATGCCCCAGATGACGGACAAGGAGAGAACCCTTTATATAGACGAACTCTCGAAACATTTGCCACTCCACGAGATATTCCGAGACCGGGCCAAGAACATGGAGGACCGGATCAGGGACATCTTGGACCAGACAGACTTTACAGTGGAGATCGGTAAGGCAGTCCACGAGATGTGCCTACACGGTACAGGAGTCCTCAAGTCCCCGGTACTGATTCGTAGGAACTACCCGGTCTATTCCGGCAAGTTCAGAGGTCGGCTGGAGAACATCGAGAGCGCAGTAGAGTCAGTCCAGATCCCTTCTGCGAAGTTTGTCAGTATTTTTAACCTCTATCCGTCACCAGAGGCTACGAACTATAGCGATCTGTCCTATATCGTCGAGAAGACAAGTCTCTCCAGTGTGCAGGTACGACAGCTACTGACGGATCAGGACGGGTACAACGCAGAGGCAGTCCAAGACGTTCTGCAGAACAGAACATACTCCAAGCAAAGCGATCTGCCTAGGCCGATCAATCCTCATCAGGAGTCCTATCAAGAGTACGAGAAGGAGTACGAGTTACTCGAGTTCTGGGGCACCTTGGACAAGGAGGATCTAGAGGGATACATAGACCCTGAGATTATGGCTGAGACGGACCTACTTTCTGTCTGCATCACGGTCCTCGGGGACCGAGTAATCAAGGCTGTTCAGAATCCTTATGACGGGGTTCTGCCCTATCACTTCAGCTACTGGCACGACAACACCCACTCGATCTGGGGTGACGGCATCTACTGGTCGATTCGGGATTTACAGTCCCTGATCAACTTTACGATGGCAATGTATGTCGAAGGCAAAGAACTATCATCTGTCCCGATGGTCGGGGTAGACGCAAGCCAACTCGCACCAAACGAAGACCCTACGGACCTCTACCCCGGAAAGGTCTTCCAGTTTGCTCCGGGTGCAGACGTATCTAGTGCCTTCAGACCGATCCTGATTCCGGACGTGACCAATGGGTTGATGGAGTTGATGCAGTTCCTGCAACGAGAGGCAAACCTAGCATCAGGCCAATCCCCCATCGGTATGGGACAGACAGCAAGCTATCAGACTCGTACCGCAACAGGTATGTCCCTTCTGAATTCTAATCAGAATCGGGCCACAGCAGCAGTGGTGCAGTCGATCTCCAACATGATGAAGAACGCCCTAACCGGGATCTATCGTTGGATCTTGGTGGATACGGACGATCCGGAATTACATTGTGATGCCGAAGCCTTGTGTACGGGCTACGAACGCTACATCGCAGAAGAGGTCCATAACCAACAACTCCTGCAGTTCATGCAGGTTCTCCAGCAGTTACCCCAACTAGCGCAGGAGATGAGGATCGAGCGTTTGGCAAAGCCGATCTTGAATGCCTTCAACCTAGAGCCTGATGAGCTACTAAAGACCCCAGAAGAGAAACAACAAGACCAGCAGTCGCAGATGCAGCAAGTGCAGATGCAGCTACAAATAGAGGGTCAAAAGGAAAAGCAAAAAGGACAAGTTGAAGAGGCACTCAAGCGATTGGATGCTGCCCTAGAGGAGAGGAACTCCATCGGCAAGCAACGACGAGAACTGGAGATCCAGAGGATTCTAAAGATGATGGAGATGGGTCAACCTGTACAACCTTCTGATTTCAGTGATTTATCTATTGTGCTGAAGGAGGAAGCCCAGCAAATGGCTCAAATGAGAAACCAGCAGCAACTACAACAGGAACAGGCCCAAGCACAACAGGAACAAGAACTAGTCAACGTTCTAGAGGAAATGCGAAGTGAACAACTGGCAGCACAGCAGAGACCAGAAGTACCCAATAACCGTGGACGAGATGGAAGTCCTCCGAGGTCAGAAGCTATGGCTTCACCTACAGGAGGTTCTCCAAATCCGAATTCAGGAGGAAACAGACCGACTCAAGTTGCTGGTGACCCCAGAGGAGTTGCCACAGCATAACTTGAGGGTGGGTCGTATACAGGCCCTACAGGAGTTGCTGGATTACCCAGACTTCGTACTTAAACTCTCTAAACAAAGTGACAATGTCAGAAGACGTTAACATGCAGGATACGACCCCTGCAGAACCTTCTCGTGATGAAATGTGGTCACAGATCGTGACCGGAAAACCTGCTACTCCTGCTCCGGAACCGGAACCAGTTGTAGAGGAAGAAGAAACCCAACCAGTTGAAGTTGCTACGGATGACCCCCCGGAGGAACAAGCTGAAGAGCCACCGCAAGCTGACCCCAAGTTAGCAAAGCGGTTCCGAGATTCGCAGGAGTTTATCACCAAGTTAAAGGGTGAAAACAAAGCGAAGGATGATCTGATCGAACAACTCGAAGGTCAGCTTAAAGACCTACAGACCCCTAGGCAGAAAGCTGAAGAGAGTGCTCCAAGGACGCAGGAGAAGACCCCTGCTGTCTCAGATATAGCCACGTTGCTACAGGAGTTACCAGAGGACGTTCGAGAGGAACTAGAGGCTTTCCCAGAATTACTTCGAGGGATGACCACCCTGTTTGACAAGCGCATTCAACAGATGCAAAGCACGGTGAACCCCGAGATTGAAGAGTTCCGCAAGGAAAGACAGAAACGGCAAGTTCAAGAGGCTTTGAGCCTACGTCATCGTCTGGCAAACGAACAACTAGGAATCACTAACTCATCTACGATTGATTTCGACAGCCCGGTGTTCGCACAGTGGGTACTTGCAAACGATTGGAGAAAGGGGGTAGTGACCGATTTCAGTAATCCGCAAGGCTTTGTGGACTTACTTAGAGGATTCCTTTTTGAGTACCCGGACGAAGCCACAGGACCGTCTAGTGAACAGCCGATTGAAGACCCATCTAGTTCCGAAAAGGCGAAATTAGAGCGTAGAAAGACTGCATCGACAGTCATTTCTCGCAAAGCCTCACCCGAAAGACCAAAACCAAGAGTAAGCGACCCTCAAAGCAAAGCTGCATTTTGGGCAGGATTGACCGGGGGTTAACCTATTGAAAGGAATTAGAAATGGCTATTACAACTAGTGCCTACGCAACCACTAGTGGCAATCTTTATGGTGACCTGAGTACCGAAGACGCACTCACGATCCAATCGAAGATGCTGCCCGTGGCAAAGAAGAACCTGACCTTTGCTCGGTTCGCTCAGAAAGACTCTAAGGGACGTAATGACGGCAACGTGATGCGTCACCGACGATATAAGAAATTTCCACTAAACGATACACCGTTGGGTGAGGGTGTGACTCCCGATTTTGACCAGCTAGAAAGCGAAGTCATCAGCACGACCATCCGCCAGTACGGTAGATACGTCCCGGTGACCGACCTGATGGAACTACTTGGTCAAGACCCATATGTCCAGATCATTACCGAGAGACAAGCGCAACAGGCCGCAGAGGTCATCGACCTACTCTGCTATAAGACGTTTCGCAATCCTGCGAATACGATCTATGCCCGAAACGTAGCCTCTCGTGCCACAGTAAACGGTGTAGTCAACTCGACAGACTTTGACGCTGCAATCAGATTCCTCGAAGGGAACGATGCAGAGAAACTGACGGAAATGCTATCTGCGACTCCTGATGTTGCCACGCAACCTTTGCGGCCTAGCTATGTTGCGATCTGTCATCCGATCCTCCGTAGAGATTTGGAGGCTATCTCTGGTTTTGTTCCGGTAGAGCAATACTCAGACAGTTCGCAAGCGATGGACTACGAGATCGGTTCCTACAAAGGGATTCGCTTCCTCGTAACAACTCAAGCGACTGCATTCGAGAATGCTGCTGGCAACTACACCACGGGCGCTGGAGAAGACCTCTCCGGTGGTAACGCCAACAACGTAGTCCTCAAGGGCAACTTTGCGGACGTGTATCCGATTGTGATCTTCGCAAAGGATGCTGTAGGAACTGCAACCATCGGTGGTATGGACTCGATTGTACCTAAAGTAGTAAAGCCTACCCCCTCTGGTACCGACCCCTTGGGGCAAAGAGGAACTGTCGGCTATACGTTCTTTATGGGCCAAATTATCCTTAACGAAGATTGGATTATTACCCTCGAGACAGGTGTATCTGACTTGTCCTTGGTAACCAACCCAACAGGTGGTGTCCAGACAGGTACTCTCTACGCAGCAAATAGCTGAACCTAATTGATCTCGGGACTTCCGTAGTCCCGAGAGAATCTCAATTAAAAGGATCGAAATGAAAAGCGATAAGCAACAAATGTCTTATGTGCCTCAGACTTCTGAGCACGTTAAGATTACCGGGGTCACTGCAGCGGCAGTCCCGTATGACATTAAGCTTCCCAAGGGTGCTTATGTCGAGGACGTTAAGGTTGTGGTGACTACCCAGTTCGCCAACGCAACGGCTGATATTGATATTGGCACAACCGCTAATGCGGCTTACTACAAAGCGACTTCAATCGACGCAGGAACAGGTAACGCTAGTGCGGTAGGTACCTACGGAATTGATGCCGCTAAGATGATGGATGCTGTAGCTTCCGATCAGATTGTACGGGTAACCGTTACAGGTGGTGGCGTTGCTGCAGGAGAAGCATGGGTCTGGGTCAACTATCGGTTTGACTCTAATCCATACCCAACCCAACTAGTCTAAACCTAGTGAAACAGCAAGGTGGTCCTCTGGGATCACCTTGTATGTTTAGACCATTTAATTATAATAGTAGCGATAAAGATGCCTCAACAGTATTACGAACCCTCCCTATCTCAAGCGTACTACAATCCCGGTACTGGTAGATTTTCCCAAGTCCCTATTTCCCTTAATCTGGCACCTGAGTGGGACGGTAACACCGACTCTATACCTGATGGGTTTGGTGTGATCCGGATCGAGATGGGCCGAGATTCCTACGATACCGCAGAGGTCTCCTCTTCAATCAACGGTTATCGTGTAGTGATCCCTAGAGGAAGTGCTCGGATTGTCTCTGCGATTCATATAAACCGTCTAATGAACGAGTGCTACGTTACCGAATATAGCCAAACGCAATACTCGAAACCACCCGAAGGCTATCGACGACCTCGGTTCCCCATTACCCTAGTTGTTCCACCTAAAAATTCTCCAGTGTTAATCGACCCTGACAATGGGAATGCTGCCAAATCAGAAGCAAAAATGGTAAGAGCACCTCAAAAAAAGAAGCATAATTTGACCGTAGAGGACGATGACACTTCAACTTCAGCAGATAAGGGATCGGGCTGAGAGGATATTACAGGACGAGAGCAACAGAAGATGGTCGGTAACTGAACTAAATGATTACATCTTCGACGCACAGCACGAGTTTATCCGACTGACAGGGTTTCCTCTAACCACGAGTTCGATTGCCCTTACAGTTGGAATCCCTACCTATACAAGACCGTCTAGCCTGATGGATATCCAAAAGGCTAGAGTACGCAATCGAGCTATCGAGATCCCGATTGTCTCCCCGACGATGTTGGATGAAGCCGCACAACGTGGCTTTATGGATCGAGGGATCAGTTGGTCTACATCGATCAGTGTCTCTCCCTCGCAGATATCGGGGAGCACAACTTCTGTCAATCAGGCTGTCTCCGGGGCAATCGGAGGATTCTTAGTAAACCCTGATTGGCGAGAGCAACAAGGACCGATTCGGGCCTTGGTCATCGAGCATCAATCCCATCCTACCGTAAGGGTATTTCCCGTACCCGTTTCTTCAGACGCTATATTTAGCCCGG